CCGCTAAAAGTGCCTAGAACTTTAACAGCTGAGTCAGCTGTTAACTCTCTATCTGGGCTAATGAATATAGTCCCGTTTCTAGTAGTGAATAAATTTAGGTTTTTTTCTGTCATTTTTTTTCCTTTTTTTGAGACTCAGCTTTGCTTAATCTCTATATACCTTATTGTACCATGTTATAACTAAGAATGTGTTAAATATTTGATTTATTTTTAAAATATTTTTTCAATTAAATAACCTATAAACCTTGAAATGCAGTGCTAGACCAGCTTTCAAGGGATTATATAGCTATGGTATGATGTATTAAATATATTTAATCTACAGCTTCTCTTGAAATTTTGCTTTCTCGATTTTTGTTAAGTTCTTTGCAATGTTGTTTATTTTATGATTTTTTGCCTTCAATATCCGCAACTCTGCTTTTTTCGAATTAATATCTTTCAACTCATCCAGTAATTTCATTTTCGATTCAATCAACTCTTTATTATCCTTGCGAAGACTTGCATTTGCTTTCTCCAACCTCGCAACAGTGCATTTTAATATTTTTATTTGGGTCTCAAGGTCTTGCATGTTTAAAGCTTATTTTACTTATCGGCATTTTGCAAAGAAATAATTATGGGATTGTTTAATCCTCACCACTTAGCGAATAATAGTTTTACTTATCGGCTAAATGATACCGAATAACTCTCTATTCCACTATAGAGTCAAAATAATACAGAGTTATCTTGATTAAAGTGCTGATTGTAGAGCCATTATAGCGTTTGATTCAGATAACACGCAAAAAAGCACACAAACTACTGCGAAATATCAACATGAAATATCACTCGGTTTTAAATGCTTTACAACCAACGATTCAAAAAGCTATGAGTATTCATTGGGATTAGGGTAAATTCATTGCACCAGTAAGCGTATAACTACCTTAGCGTTACAGTTCTGGAGTTATTTCAAAATTCCCAGCTTCCTATTCGCCCCAACAAAAGATAGCCGATAAAAAATGATAAGAGATAGCCGATTAAAAACATGACAATAGACAGCCGATAATGAGCTAGTTAATAGAAAAATAGCCTATTGCTTTAAACGGGGTTGGGGGGGTTTTATTTCCACATTCATTACCATCTTTAATCCCCACATACCAGAATTTCAAAATTTCAAAATCAAAGACCTTAACCAAGCGATCAATCAAAAGCATCACAAAACCCCTTAAATTTCGTCAAGGTTAAACAAAAACCACATTAAAGCTACAATTATCCTAAAATAAAAAACAAATCAATTTAAAGCGATTTAAGCGAGCAATAACTAAACACATAGAAATCTACGTGATTAAACCGAAAGAGGGTATTATAGTGTTATGGAAATAAGAGAAGAAAGAATTTATGAAGTATTTGACCCTATAGGGTATCACATGAAGGAAGCTATGAGGCAGGCTGAGGAATTTTTGAAATCGCAGGGGGTGACTGAGGAAAATGCTCACGAATGGGAAAAGCAATTTACGTGTGAAAGTAATTTGGGTACGGATAGAAACACGGGTGCTTATACGATAACCCTTACTGTAAACCGAAAGACTAGAGTATTTAAGGCAGGCTAGTGAGAGTTAGGGTATATTGTTTTTATGGAAAGTGAAGAAATAGAGGATTTAAAAAAGCAGGCAAAGGTTATATCTGAGGCACGTATTGAGAATATGAGGGGATATGATGAAATGGTTCAAAAAAAGAATTCTGATTTTGTAAGCAATGCTTATAAAGCTCTTTATGGGAAGAATACGGATGAAGAAAATTGAAAAACTAGAAGAGCTTAAGATCGGTGCATTGTATGTGGTGCGAATTGATAGCCCTATTGGTGAAGGGTTATATATGGAGTATGATGATTTAAAGTTTAATGGTGTAGAAGATGAACAGCTTAGTTTTACGGATCAGCGTGTTTATGAAAGTTCACCATTTTGTGGCAAGCCAATGTTTATAAAGGCTTCTAATTTTGAGACTGGGGAGCTTTATTCTTTCAGTATTTACGAGCAAGTATGAGCGAATCTAAGGATTTTTTCAAGAAAAAAGATTTCAGCATTCAGGCTGAGAGGTTGGAGTTATATGAAGGTTTAAAGCGTTTAGAGGATGCTGCTGAGGAATTAGACCCAGTAAATGCTGCTAAGGTTTTGTTAGATGCTAAGGGTTCAAGGATAAAGTTATTGAATGATATGCAGAATTCGATTTATGCAGAGGAAAAGATTGAGATTGCTATAGAGGCTACTCGTAAGCAGGCAGATAATAGCAATGTTAAGTTTTTCATTCCGACGTTTAGAGAGATTAAGGATGAGCATGGCAGGATACGTTTAGTTCCGACTAAGGCGAATACTGAGGAGATGAAGTTAATTGAGTGATGAACTTTCTAAAGTTAGTAATTGGCGTGAGATTGCAGAAGATAAGAATCACCCTTTGCATTATCAGAATGTTTATGATGCGAGCGAGTATGTAGCTCCTGTTGAGACGTTTGATAGCAAGGTAACTGCTGAGGAATGCAATGAGATTTTAGGTAATCTTTGGGGGAAGTTTGAGCCAACGTTTTATCAGTTTGAGTGGTTTAAGTTTTTTAATCAGCGTGATGATAAAGGGCGGTTAAAGAGGCATTTAGATGGGATTGCTATAGTTCATAGGCGTGCGGGGAAGAGTACGGCTATCCCATTATGTATTGCGTTGCCTCGAATGTTAGAGGATAGGGGTTTATATATTCATGCTTTCCCGAGTTTAACGCAAGCAAGGGCGGCGATATGGAATGGTTTAGGTAGGGTTACACGTGATCCTGATGAGCAAGCGATACCTTACTTGGAGTTATTCCCTAAAAAGCTTTGGAAGCGTAAAGATAACCATGCGATGACTTTAGAGTTAGTTAATGGTTCAGTTTATCGTTTAGTTGGGGTAGTTGGTGCAGATGGAACGGCTAACCATTTAAGGGGTTTAAATCCGATTGGGGTTATATGCGATGAGTACCCTGAATGGCGAAGTGGGGTTTTTGAAGAGATTTTTTCTCCAATTCTTGCACAGAATGGAGGGTTTAGTTTTAAGGTTGGCACTCCTAAGGGTGAAAATCATGCACACAGGGATTATATGTATAACCTTGAGCATGAATCGGATAAGAAGCGTGCTTGGTTATATGGGATTGAGGATACTTACTACAACGATGGCGACCCAGTAATTACTAAAGAGTATGTTGATGAATTAATCGCTAAAGGGATGGACCCTGAAATTGCGATGCAAGAATTTTATTGTTCTTTCAAGGCAAGTGCTAGTGGTTCTTACTTTAAACATCAAATGCACGCTATAGATGAAGAGGGCAGAATAACGCATGTACCGCATAATTCAAATTTGCAGACTTTTGCAAGTTTAGATTTAGCGGAGGGTGAAGATTTGATGACTGCTGTAATACATCAACATCCTGATAAGAACACGATACATATTGTTGATAATTTTGTTTCTAAAGATATGGCAAGTGGGCAGTTTACGGACATGATACGCAATAAATATACAATTGATGTATGGTTTTTGCCGTGGGATGCAACAAAACGCCAAGATAAAATGGATAAATTGCAATCAAGGGCGGAAACGTTAAGGAAACAAAAGGGCTTAAAGATTGTTATTATCCCGAAAACAAATGATTTAGCGGGGAATATTGAATGGGTACAAGAAGTTTTAGCTTATTGTTTTTTTGATAAGGAAAGATGCCGCAGATTAATTAATGATTTGCGGAATTATAAGCGAAAGAAAAATGCAGAGGGAGTTTTTACTAAAGTTCCAGTGCATGATAAGCATTCGCATAATGCAGATGCGGTTCGCTGTATGGCAAGTGCTTATAAAACAGATGTAATTCCTGTTCATTCTTTACAGAGGCATAAAAAAATGATTGAGTTACCAAGCTTTGCAAAGTATAAACGTGGTGTAAAATAAGAGCATGGTGTCAGGTGGCGTTCCAAAAGAATTAAGCGAAGAAGAAACGGCAGCTTATGCCTTGCGTAAAGCTAATAAGCAGGCTTTAAAGCAGCTTTCTTTATTGGCAGAAAGAAAAACGATAAGCGATTTTGATACAAATATTCCATTAACGCCGCTTGAACAAGCGAAGCAAGATGAAATTAATAAATTTGGTGGGGGGTTAATCCTGCCTAAGGGTAAAAAGAATGAACGAAAAATTATTTAAAGCTTTTAGCGATTGTGCCGCAGATCGCTCTAATTATGATAACGAATGGCGGGCAATATCTGAACATTTAAGCCCTGAATCAAGGGGTTTTAATACAAGTTCTTCTGACGGATTTGTAGATCAAACAAAAATTCAAGACTCGACCCCAGAAAGGGCAGCCGAAGATTTAAGCAGTGCTTTAGTATCCATGCTTGCAACGGAAAGCAAAAAATGGGGAAGCTTAAACATTGAAGGATTTAGTGAAGAAGAAGATTTTGAATTAAGTAAAAACTTGCAGATTGGTACTAATTTAGTTTTGCAGCATTTAAGCCGCAGCAAAGCAAATTTTTATACAACATTTGGAGATATTGCTGATGATTTAGTTTTGTATGGTCAAGGCTATGGCTATATGCACTCAACGATTGAAGGCAAATCTAGCTATGTTCGCTTTTGCCGTTTGCCGCCTCAAGATTGTTATATTAAAAGAAATAGCTATGGGGATGTATTTTATTTTTTTAGAAAATATAAGTTGGATTTAGATGTCTTGTTAGCTGAGTTTGATAATTTAGAGAAAGCAGAATGCACGGATTACGATAAAAAGCAGCTTAAGGAAAGCGGAAAGAAAAACGTAGATATATTGCATTCAATAATGAAAACCGAATACGCTAAATCTTTAGGGTGCAAGATAACTACTACTAATCCTTATGTGTCTTGTTATTTTATTTATGATACGAAAATCAAGATATGGGAAGATGGTTATTCTCAATTTCCTATAGTCGCTCCATCTTGGAAGCGTAAAGCAGGTTCTTCTTATGGGCGTGGTCCAGGGCATAAAGCTTTGCCTGATATTAAAGTTTTAAATAGCATGATCGAATCAAATTTAGGTGCAGCCGAGGCGATGGTTACGCCGCCAATGGCAGTACCTTATGATTTATTGGTCGATACTGGAAAGGCTTTAGATTTAAGCCCTAAAGCGATGACTTATTTATCAATGCAAGAGGCTTCTTTAGCAACAGGGATTATCAAGCCTGAGCCTTTAGTTACAGTGACGAATTTACCAGTTAGCTTAGAGATGGAAGATCGCAGGCGTAACGGGATTGCACAAAGTTTCTTTTCTGATTTGTTAGTCGATTTTAAGAATGCTCAAATGTCCGCAACTGAAACAAG